AAGTAAGTATAACCCCAGCCAGTTCATTATAACTCGTTCCAAATTCAGATGCCACGATATCTATATTAGCCTGATTGGATGATATTGTTGCTTCTGCTGTTGTTTTATATTTATTCCCAGATGCAGATTGTAATTCTGTATCAACTGGGATTGTTATTCCGTCTGTACCGGTTGCAAGTACTGTGCCGGTAGCTTTTTCTCCAATTAATCTACTAATACCATATTCGCCTCCATGTTTTTCTAAGAATTCTCCATCTGCGGAACTTATGAACAATTGGTCTTTCACATATTCTATAAAATCATAGAGTAAATGATTACTGCCACCTAAAACTCTTGCAAAAATTTTAAATACTGATTTTTGTAGAAAAGTTTGTGAATCTTCTACTCTTATAACAAAATCATTTTCAATTCTATTTATTATTTCTACTAAACTCGGCCTGTCATATGGCATTGCTTTGTACCTCCATTCTCCACAAATCGTCAAACTTATAGGCTGTTTTATTCCCATCAGATTGATATAATAATATTTTAAAATAAAGCCTATTGTTATTTCTTTCAACTGTTACATCTATTTTTTCAACAACTTCATCATCAATCATCCATTGTAAACAATTTTCAATAGCTTCTTTAAATTTTACTATAACTGTTTGTGTAGTTTTTGCTCTTTCAAATTGCCATAGTTTACTTCCAATTGGAGTTTCACTTACTAGATCACCCCACCACCCTCTCGTATCATTTGGATCGTCAATTTCATCGTCTTCATCAGCTCTTGCATCAGAAAAAAGAGAAATAAGAACCGCTGTTGTTAAACCTTCCTCACGCAACAGATCACCGTCATTAAGAGCAAAATCCCCTTCTAAGAAATTTTCATTCCATATCATTTTAATGTCTCTTGCCATCTTATTCCCCCTTCACCTTATTTTGTCCGGGATCATCAATTTCAACAACTGTTGTATATGTCATTGTAGGTGGCGGTGGACTCATATTATCACCGGTCATTGTTATCACAGTACTCTGATCTCCTTTTCTCAAAACAAATTGCCCATCGACTTTATTCTTAATAGCTGTTGCAATTAGTACACCGGTACCAGTTGCATTTATAGTTGTACTCCCATCAGAACCATTACTAATAGAGATAGCTAGAAGTGTTTTATATACAAATTGTCCTCCAGCTTTTACTTTCGTAGATGCTGCACCTGTAACTGTTACAGTACCTGAATGAGCAGGGTTTACGAATTTAAATGTCATGCCTACAACTGCAAATTCTTTTAACGCCATTATTGTAACACCTCTAAATTCCCGTTTATTTTTACGCTTGTAACTCCCATTTCTATCGTATTGCCGTTCATATCCTCTATTGTTAATCCTGCACTATCTAATGTTATAATATTTCCAGAATTAACACTATCTTCAACAATGATACCGGTACCATCTAATGTAACCTTATGGCTATTAACTCCATCTTCAACGAGAATACCATTATTATCAAATGTAACCTTATGTGCATTAACCCCATCCTCTATTATAATACCATCATCATTAATCAAAATATTATGACCATCATAAGTTACAATATTTATTTCATTCTTTTCAGGTTTCATCCATATTCTATTTGCATTAGTATTATTACTGTCAATTGTATAGATACATACATCTCCGCTGGCTAGATCGGTAGGTCTTAATTTTCTATTATTAATTTTAATATTAATGCCTTTATTCGCATTTCTATTACCATATATAAACAACGTAATAGCCTCAGCATTAGGAATTACAGGAAAATTTTCAAACCCATATTCTTGATATCTTTCTATATCCGATATTACTTCATCAGCTAGATTGCTTATTTGAATTTTTTGCATTTCTTCATAATCATTATCAATTGCCAAGACTTTACCTCTCGAAATTAGAAGAAATATTTTTCTTATAATACTGCCGATGATCCCTCTAAATTCCATCTAAAATCCTTTTTTTACAAGTTGAATTGCTTGTTCATTAGTACTGTAACATTCTTTTCTTACTAATTCTAATGTTGACATATATCCGGAATCAGAATCAAAATCTAAATTAACAGCATTAATTAACATCAATTCATCAATCTCAAATTTACTATCTTTTACTTTTACTAATCGATTTGGTTTCCATATCTTTCCTGAATTAACTTCAGTCCAACCTTCAAGCGTATAGTTAATCAATAATCCTTTTGCACGTCTTATATTCGCTTCATACAAACTTCGTTTGATACAATCTTCAATTGTTTGTGCTGTATCAGAGAGCATAATATAAGGCCTGAATCTATTACGCAACTCAGCATCTTCAACCTTTTTTTTATTTCTATAACTCCCAGCTTTTTCTTTTTCGATCCATTCTTGCTCTTGATCTACTTCATATAGCTTATCCGGTTTTATTTCTGCTTTCGTTATATAATTACTATACCTATCAGTCAAAGAACTGCCCATTTGAGCGCTTAATATATTTGTGTCTGTTAATATATCAGAACTAATATCACTCAAAGTTGGTTGCGTTAGAAATAGTTTTCCATCTGAATTAGTAATTACAAGAATACCTAATTTTACACATTCATCAACTATAAGATCAGCAACAGACCTACCTTGATCAACAGTATAATTTTCTAGTTTTGTATTAACTAAACTTTGAACTGTTGGATCAACTTCTATTTCGATAGAAAACGGATCACACAATTTTTTAAATATATCTATAAGTTTTTGATCTTTAAATTCATTTTCAGTCTCAGAAAAATAACAACAATCTACAATATCACTTGTTTTATCACGCAAATAAAATTCTATATCACTACTGTTTGCATCATAATTTATACCAACTCGATCTATATACCCAGTACTAATTTTTTCATTATCAATCATGGCAATATATTGGTTTCCTTTTTTTAGTTTCCATTCTCCATTTTTTGAAGATTTATAAAGCCCTAATTCTTTTTCAAAAAAATTTAATGTACTTAATGATATTTCACTGCAAATATTTTCCATACTCATTCTTATATTCATTCTTTCCCAACAATCTTGATATTTGAATCCATTAGAAATAATTGAAATAACATTATTATTCATCTAATATCCTTATTATTTCATTGTTCGGCATAAATCCGGGATGCTGAATTATAGGTTTATTTTTTTGAAAAATTTCAAAACTTCTCTCTAAATCATTATATTTATTATATGCTAATTCTAATGTTGTCTCTATATCAATAGGTATTCTATAATTGATCGCTTTTGTTATAGAACTAGATTTCAACATCATATTGTCAGTGAATGTCTTTTTTATATCCTGTATACAAAGAAAAATATCTTTATTATCAATAGGTTCAGTACCGGATCCAACACCAATAGCGCTAGAACCATACGCAGCCTCAGCACCTAGATCATCAAGAACATTATCAATCATAGTATTTATTTCTTCTAGATATTCTAATAAATCTTCTTGCCCAAAAAAATTAATCCTTATCGCTATTCTACATATAGTTGCTATTATTTGAAATTTAAATGTATCCAATAATAAAATTATATTTTTTTCTTGAAAACTCGGTGTTAATGCGAGTTGCGTCATATCATAATTATTAACAATATTAATCATATTCCTTATGACTGATTTTCCAAGAATTACATCAATATTATTAGGATCAAGTTCAACAACATTCCCCCTTACAACTCCGGAATAATTACCGGTTTCTCCGCCTGTAATATTAGTACTCAGAGTAATTTTATCGGCAAAATTATCTTTAGCCCTATCTTCAACAGCTAATCCATTATCGCTCGCATAACCTTTCTCAATTTGTTCAGCTAGTAAAATACTACTCATACCACACACACTAGCCATACTATAACATGAATTTTTCAACGCATTAAAAACATCATTAGGAGTATTTATAATATCGCTAATAGAGTTTCTAATCAATGATACATTACCGGCAGATTCATTAATTATTTTTGTTGCTATTCCATTTGTAAAACTTAATCCTGATTGTATTGTCCCTATTGTTCTACCAATTGCATTAGATAATGTATCTTGAAATAATGAAACTGTACTATATGCATTATAAAAAGCATCGCCAACCATATCCATAGCCTCATTAATGGCTTTATCAACAGCACTAAAAAAATCAGTTAAGCTTTTAGGTAATGCTCTTTTCCCTTTTTCCGTGAATGTAATTGTGAATTTAGCAATACCGCCTTCATCGAAAGTTTCTTTTAATGAAAATTGCCCGTCAACTCCTACTTTTTTTATCCCCAAAAACGGATGAATAAGAGTGCCGGCACTTCCCTGTCTTAATACCCTTATCAAATTATCTCTTTCAGTGAAATAATCAAATTCATTTTCAATATTTTGAATAATATAGGCTTCAATTGTAAAAGATTCAGCTTCTTTCCCAAAATCCTGGAGGTATGGCGTCTCTCTATTCGCAAATTGTTTTAGTTGTGTTCTTCTTCCAGACGAATAATCATGTGATGACATTTTGAATGGAATATTCTTATAACTTGCATCAACTAATCTGTCTCTCCAACTCATTAATGACTCCATCCTCTAAGATTACTATCAGATTGTATCTTTTTTTTCATTTTACCGGTACTTTTTACTCTATCAATTGTAGCAACTGAACCGTCTTCGGCTGAGACCTTAACATTTACATATACAATATTTTTTTCAGCCATTCCGCCTTTAAATTTTTTAAACATCTCATCCATGTTTAATAATGTTTTTTTCTCTTTCTTTTTTTCTTCTTCTTTTTTCTTTTTTTCTTCTTTTTCAGCTTCTTTTTTCTTTTGATTTTCAAGCTTACCCGGTTTTGTTTCAAACAACCATTTTAATACAGGATTATTTTTAGCCCAATCTGTGAAGGCTATCCAAAGTTCTTTTATTTTACCTATTGCTATTTTAAATGCTCCAACAATTCCAGCCCAAAGTTCTTTCAAAAATTTAGTTATACCCCATTCTTCTAATTTCCCCAATAACCAACTCATAAAAGTATTCCATACTTCACTAATTTTATTTATTACTGCGAAAAAAATATTTACAATACTTCTCCATAAAAAAGTAAAGAATTTTTTTAATCTTTCCCAATTCCTTATAATTAGAATTGGCAATAATAAAAATGGTGCAAACGCTGCAATAAGTATAAAAATTATACGTGGCATCCTTTTAATATAATCAACAAATTTTTTCCATTTATCTGTTGTCCATGATGTAATTTTACCCCAATTTTTTATCACTACAATTATTAATATTATAGCAGCAACAACAGCTAATATTATTCCAGTTATCAATAATCCTTGTGGTGTTACAAGAAACTTAACAACTTTCATAAGTGTTCCTATTGAACTTATAAGTTTTCCTATAATAAATGTCAGCGGCCCAATTGCTGCGGTAATAGCCAATATAATCAAAATTATTTTTTTAGCTCTTGGACTTAAAGCATTAAACCTTTGTATCCATTCATTCATTTTTGTAATAACTTTTGTAAAAATTGGCAACAATATTTGGCCGAAGCTATTTGCCAATTCTTTTAGAGACTCTTGCATAATTCTCATCTGATTAGCAGCACCGCCGCCAGTTCTCAAAAAATCTCCATGAGCATTAGCAGATTTTGACATAACATAATTGTATCGAAGCATTACCTTTTCTGTTTGTGTCATATCTTTAATCTTTTTTGTAATACCTTTTGAATAAGCGAACTCTTGCAGATTAACCTCAGTCATTACAATACCAAGCTTTTTCAAACTTTCAGTTTCTCCAGTATAAATTGAAGCCAATGCAGTTTGAGCTTGTTCAATTCGTATATTTTTGAAACTCGCTAAATCTCCTGCTAATCCAACCAATGACGTAGACATTTCTTCCGCTACATCTGTTGTAAGCCCCATAGAAGTGGACATATCACCAAAAAGTGCAGCCATATCCAATGCGCTACCTTGTGCAATACCAAAATTTTTTAATGTAGTTTTACTCCATTCTTTTACACCTTCGGCATTATCGCCAAATGCGACTTCAACTTTGTTCATAGATTCGGTAAAATCAGATGCAAATTTTATACTCGCAGTTC